CTCCTTAATTAGTCGATGCTAAATTTCACATTTAACGCCGTTTCAAGAGCATCAATAGTCTTTCCTGTGCATTCTTTAGCATCAATTTTTACCTTTGCTCTTGCGGCAACAGTAGCCTTCATTCCGGCAGATAGATTAGAAAGAGTGCGAATAAGTGTAGAATCGTCCATGTCGAAAATTGAGTCAATGGTATCAGGCGTCAAAATATGTTCATAAAACTTTGTAACCTTTAAAAACTCATATAACTCAATTGCAGAATAATCTTCTGTATCTTCTAAGATAATCCAATTATCTGTAAAGAAACGTCTTTGAGAATTCTTCATAGAAACAATTTCGCCAAGTGTCATATACTCACAAGCACCAAATTCGTCCCAATCTACAGCATCGCCATTTCTGGCAATATAAGTAGCACCTCCAACGACATTACAAGTTACTGGAACTTCAATATCGAGGGGGATTTTAGAAACCTTTTTTGAAGCTTTTTTTACAGGCTTTTCAGTATTGTTATCTTTGTACTTTTCTTCGTATTCGGCACGAATTTCCGCCTCAAGTTCTGCTTTGATTTTCGCTTCTAATTCAGCTCCTTCCATAGCCTCTTTTTCGGCTCTCTGTTCTTTTGTTAAATTTGCCATTATATTCCATCTCCTTTTATTCAAAGAGGGCGGTATAAATCCGCCCTCAAATTATAGTTGTTTACCTTACGCAAGCTTGTACACGCCAAATGCAGTTGACAATACAGCCTTAACGCCATATCTCTGAGCCATGAAATACTCCTGAGAAAGGTCTGCGTTACCAAGCATATCTCCGGGAACGATAAGAGTATCGCCTTCAGTTACAAACTTGATAAACTTTTCATCACCAGCAACGATGTAAAGGTCGTTACCAAGGATAAAGTCTGTGCCACCGATCTTATGACCATTCTGCATTACAACGATAGGAGTTGTATAGAAATGACCATAGTAACCCATAGCATAAAGGTCTTCTTTTGCAGAATCTGCATCAGCGCCCTTAACGCCTGTAATCTTTCTTACAGCCTGTTTAGAACCGATGATTGCTGCTTTCTTACCTGTAGCAGCTTCTACGTGGTCAATTACTTCTGCAAGTTTAGCTTCGTCAAATGTACCGTTTGCTGTATAAGGAGCAACAAGACCATCAAATGTTGCAACTACAGCACCATACATTTCCTCAGTGATTTTCTTCTGGAAAGACTCAGCAACTTTGTCGATAAGCTTGTTGAAGTCAACACGACCAGCAAGAACTCTACGAAGTTCTTCGTAAATCTTAATGCCCTTAATCTGTGTCTTAACAACAACTTCTTCGCCACCAGCCATTCTCTGTCTGCGAAGACCCTGTGTGCCTTCAGCAATGTCAGCAACGATGAAAAGACCTTCGTCTGTAAGTTCAAATACGTTAGAATCGCCTTCTGCTACGTTTCTGTAATCAACATAGTTGAAGAGAGGACAAGACTCAGGAAGTCCTTCGATAACAGTCTTGTTGATAATTTCCTCAACGATAGCAAATACACCACTGCACTTGCCATCTCTAATTGCTCTATAATCAAGCTTTGTAGAACCACCATTTGCTTCAATAAGAGCCTGTCTTAATGTTTCGTTGGTGTCATCTACAGAATAGTTACCAGCTATATGACCTTTGTAAGAATCAACAGCCATCTTAATAAGATTTTTATCTGCCATAATATGTAATCCTCACTTTCTTTTAAACTTTTAATTACTGTACTTCGTATACGTTGTATGTATATCTACCAGCAGTCTCAGTGCCCATAAACTTAGCAACTACAACGTCACCAACAGTCTTATCTGCGCCAGCATTTTCACCAGCAATAGAGAAGATATCTCCTGCCTGAAGAAGCATTACACGGATGATTTCGCCAGCTTTATTTGTGAAGTTAGCCAAATCTGTGTCGCCAACACCACACTGGTCGTAAATAAGTTCAGGTGTGCAAACGATACCTACATTTACATCGCCTGTTGCAGGAGCTGTAGCTTTATGAACTTCTCTTTCACCGTCCACAAACGCACCTACAGTTACGAGTTCACCATTTTCAATTGCAGTAGCAGTTTCGTCTACAAAATACTTTGCACTCTTAATAAGAGAAGGTACTTTTGTTGCTGCCATATTGTCTAATCTAACAACTTTTGCCATAATTCAAATTCCTCACTTTCTTTACTTGTTTAAATATTTTTCAATAATTCCGCCATAAGGCACATCATCATTTATTTCGGGTTTCTCAATAGAAAACTTAAGAGAATCCTTAGATGAATTCATTGAATACATGCCAACAATGCACAGACACTCTTTCTTCAGCTCATCAAGCGAATAGTTAGCAGACTGAGATTTAAGTGTTTTAAATTCTTCGGTTTTGCCAATCTTTTCTTCGTAATCAGCGAATAATGTATCTTCTGCGTTCTTGCGTTCTTCAACCTCTTTTCCTTCTTTATACTCCTTAAGAGCATTAAAGTCAGAATCTAAAAAAGAGTGCTCTGCTTTGTAGTCAGAGAACTCCTGTTCAAGTGTTGAATATTTAGTTTCGTATTCAAGTCTTTCTTTTTCGATTTTCTCTTTTTCTTCCAATGTAAGCCACATCTTAACCATTTCTTCGAACTCGCTTGTGATTGTAGCGGTAAGAGTTGCTTCATCGAAAGTATAAGTAAATCTGCCATAAGTACATTCGTAATTGTCAGGAGCCCAATAACTCTTTTCAACATAAACATACTCATCGTCAAAATCTTCTACCCAGAAGTATGTTTCTTCAAGATAGTTACCCTCATCATCTTTTACGATAATCGGGTCTAACGCATTGTTTAGAGCATCACGTTTCTGTCTGTATGTAGCAGAAAATGCGATAGGCTCTGTTTTCTGTTCTCCGTAAAGTTCTTCCATTTTTGCACTCAATTCTTCTTCAGACATATCTTCAATAGAAAAATCTAAATCTTCAATGGTCTTGCTGAACTTCTGGAGGATTTCAAGTTTCTTATCCAAAGTGCTACCTCCTTTTTCACTATTGTTTTTATTAAAGAATCCATTCAATTCTTCTTTTAACTCATTCATTAGGGATGAGAATTCTTGTTTATCAATGCTATATGTAATTGGTACAATAGATGCTTTCGGAAAACAAGGGTCGACATTAAACTTATCGTCATCAGACTTTTGGAGCATACACAACGCATCAAAAGAAAAGTCGATAATGTTGGTGTAAGATGGGTCATCTTTCAAAGGTTCATACTTTGAATAGAATATTTCCATACTTTGACCAGTGAATATGTTTTCGTCATAGAATGCATCTGCTAATTCAGGATATCTGCCTATCCAAAGAATTACCTCGCAAGTTAAATATGTAGAGGTTGTCCCATCGTCATTTTTAACTTCTTCGTATACAGGAGATTCAGCAGGAAGAGCCACGCCGAATGGCACACACTGACTTTTTAGTTTAAAATCATTCAAATCAATCTTGTAGTCGTGCCCGCCGAGATGATAAACACCATTATCATCAACCATTAAGTGACCGATTACCGGTACATACGCAAGAGTATGAAATGCCTTATCTACATTTTCTTTATCAAAATATGACCTATTTACATTCTTACCTAATGCCATTACATAACATTTTGCTTTCAAAAAGTTCTCATTAATTTTTTCAAACGAAGAAAACTTTAAATTTGACAATAGCGATACTTTTTCTAAATCCATTTCAGTTCCTCCTTTCTCATGCTAAAAGTGGAGCATGTTGTCTAAAAAGAAGTCTTTTGAATCAAAGTTGCTATTGATGTATTTCAACAGTTCCTCAGAAACAAAAAAAGCATAAATGGACTGACCATTTATGCTGTCTAATGTATATCTAAATCCTAAATTAGCAAGTTCTTCTGCTTTTTTAGAATCGAATACCTTTATTAAATTTTTCTCCATTTATTCACACCACCTAACGATTATCGTTTGCATCAATGTTTCTTGTCTGTTCTCCTGCATCACCAAGAGTTTCGCCCTTCTCTTCTGCTGTAGGTCGTCCGCCTTGATTATCAACAGAACTTTGTGTATTAGAAGAAACAAGTGGAGTAAGCCAACATTTCTTTGACAAGCCAAGCAACTCTTCTTCGAGATAAGTCATGCCCAAAATATCACTTGGAGACATACCGAGTGCGGAAGCATATTCCAACTTAACAGGGAGTCCGTATGTGGCTGCCTTTGATAATCTGTTTGCGTGTTCGTCTTGGTTAAAAATGGATAGCCGAGAAAACTTTAATTTAAAGTCATAAGGCAAATTAAACTTTTTAATCTTCATATTAAAGAATCTCTCAAACTGCTGAAGTATCGCAAATGCAATTGCCTCGTCGGGTTTTACGGACAACATCATAGACCCAGAAGCTGATATATCGCCACCACCAAACAATGCTGATGTCGTGCCCGCACCACGCCAGAAGTTATTAATTGCTTCTTCAACATTGTTCCTGTCGGACGCCGTTGATGTTTGAAATGAAAATTCATCAACGTCAAAAGGAGAGAGGAGGAGTCCAATTCCTTCAGGAAGATTTTGACTCATTTGTCCATAATACTTTTGAGCCGTCTCATAATCCATTTTTGGAACACCATCATCATCCGTTTCCATTTTTGCTGCCAATACTTTGTAATTATCATTTTCTGCTTTCGCCTTATTTAACAATTTATAGTCATCTATTGAAAGAATATCTAAAAGCAATCCAGTAAACATAGGAAGAGAGCAAGTGGGGTCGGACTCGTCCGCTTTTATACAAATTCCACTTTCTGGTTCGTACCATTTCTTGTTTTTATCTCCCTCAATTCCTTTTTCGGGATTGCCCTTCCATAACTCATATGCCTTTTTAACATCGTTCCCATATATATCAAGCAAATATTCTTTACTTGAAAAATAAGCCATATCTATTGAAAATCTAAACACTCCATCTTCAATAGAAGATATTTTTGCATATCTGTTATCAAATGGCTTTATATAGAAAGAGTCTTCAGACTCATAACATAGACCATAATAAACGCCGTCACGCGCTGCAATCTTCATCGCCTTTATTCCTTCGTGGCGAAGATTGTATTTCTCACACTGATTTACAACATAATAATATGATTTTTTGTATTCTATTTTCTTTGGTTTGTCCAAAGGTATTTTTGTAGGTGTTACCGTATAATTATAAAGAAGGATGGTTGCTTGGAAATCTATAAGGCGTCTATAGTGACCAGAAACCAAATAAAGAAATCCACTAAGTTCACGAAGTTCTTTTTCGTGCTTCTGTGGATTTTCTAACATTTTTGCTATTTGCTCTTTGCTATATCTCTTATAAATTACACTTTCATTTCGACTGTTGATTAAGTCTTGAATGATGTTTTTCTTCAAATTAGCAAAAGAGAGTTGAGCATATTTCTGCATTAGTTTTGCTTGTTCTTCTTTGGTAAAATCTTTTACTTCCATTTGTTTTCCTCCTTCCTTATAATTTTCTCAAAGATGGTTGCTTAGACATTATAAATTTCGATGGGTCGAAATTCTTTTCATTGGGCTTTTTAAGCTTGGTTTCAAGTTGACACTGAACCCAATAATTATACCCAACACTACTTACACGGTCTTTACGCATTCCGGTCTTTTCATATACTTTAATATTTACACCCTTAGTTTCATATTCAAGGTTAATCAATTCGTTAACCAAAAGGGTAGTGTGAATATAAGGCATTTGCAATAAAGTTTTGTTACTCAATTCTAAAGAGTTGTAGCCTCTTATATCTCTCAATATTTCTTCTGCCTCGAATTCGTTTATCAATAAGTTTATTTTGTGCTGTCGTAATCCTTCTCTTAATGACAAGTACATATCATTATTAAACTGTGCTGTTGCCTGAATTGCCCAAATAACTTTTGGTGCATTCGGAACCTTACATCTATCGGCATATACTTTATCGTTACAACAACTCAGTGCCCCATAAGTTTCACCTGTTAATGGGTCGTACATATCTTTTATCAAACAATCGTAAACGCCCAGACCGATACCTTTTACGTCAAGAGCGATATATGTACACTTATACATCTCATAATATCTACGAATAATTAGTGCTAATTCGTCAGTATTCAAGCCCTCGTGGTTCTCGGTGTATATCATATTACCAACATACTTTTGATTGTTTGTCGGTATTGCACTGTTGATAAATATCGAAGCGGCGTCGTTGTTTTGTTTCTTTGATGCCAGCAACGCAACGTCAGTAGATATAATTCTTTGCTCATTTGGTTTTAAATCTGGTATCTTAACTGATTTGTCTGCAAGCATTCTTGAAATAGTGGTAGGATACACACATCTTTTTAAGATACGATTCTTTGAAGTATCTTCGTAAGAGAAAAGGCTTCCGTCTTTATCTCCATACCACAAACATCCCATTTCCATATCCCAAGCCATTTCCGAAAAGTCTGCTTCTGACATTTCATCTTCAACCTGTTCACGAGACAATAAACCTTCTTTAATGGATACTTGATATGGAAGACCGCATATAAAGTATTTCTTTGTATCATTAACAAGGTTTGCACAATATGCTTTTGCTTTTTCAAAAGACCAATGAGACTTAAACCAACAGCTCGACATATATATCTCCTTGTTGCGTTCAGCCATGTGTCTATATTCTTTTTTGTTTAAAAATTTAGGTGTTCTTGGTGCTGTCAAAAACTTTCTAAGAACAGTGTTGATGACATTTAAATCAACCATTCTAAATTCATCAGTGATCAAAATATTTGCTCTTGCAGAGCGTCCTGAATCTGAAGCTGTTACAACTTTTATCCAAGAACCATTTTTAAAATTAATATAAGCCTTGTTTTGACCTACCGAATAATCTTCAACTTCCATTTTAAGATTATCGGACTTATCCATAAAGTCTGTAGTTATTTTTTCAAGAACCTCGTTTGCCTGATTTCTGTTTTTAGATGCAACACATATCTTCGTGCCGGGATATAAAATACACCTAATAACACAAAATAGTGCAGTTAACCACGTTTTCAAATTGTTATTAACCCACGACTCTTTATTCGTGGCTCTGGAAGTTTCCTTCATTTTCATCGGTTGGTCAATTCCAACCCAGTTTGGAGTACATTATCCATATTATTCATATGGTCGGAGACTCTTGGGAATATTTTATTTATTCAATTCCTACTCTCTACGGTGTTTTACAGCCTTTCGCAATCTGTAAAATTACCTCGGTATTAGCATATATTTCAACTTAGCTTTCACCGATTTTCTCCGATTTAGACAGGGCTAAAGTGGTTATCTGTTTATATGTAATTCGTTATCAGTTTCAATAAAAAAGAACTTATTGTATTTTCGCGATAAATTCCTATGGCTGTCCGAATATAAATACCGTTTAAATCTCTCTATATTCTCAGCACCATAAATATAAATATTAACTGCGTTACTGCGATTGTCTTTCTTTAATTCAGAAACAACAATCCCCTCTGATAATAACACATCTCGTAATTGTTTTAAAAACATCGTATTACCACAAAAATAACATCTATAATGATGTTGTTTATAATACTTATCTTTTTGAGAATGATAATACTCTCCCTCTGTATATGAAACACCACCATCGCCATCAAAATATCCTCTTATAAAATGTCTCAATAAATGCTTTGGGACAATTTCTTCTGTTGGAAATTCTAATGTTAGACTTTTTTGTGGCGTGCAACCTAAATTAATTAGATCCCTACAAAGAGACGTACAGTTTAAAACTATTTTGTCTGCATGATACTTATTAGAAATGATTTTATGTACTATGGGAATGTTTGTTTCTAAATCGTACTTGAAATTTTCTAAATGTTCTTTGTCTTCCGACTGCAATACTAATTCCAATGACATAGATTTTAATTTTTCGTTCCTGTAAAATCTTGTTATACAACCATCTGCATATAAAAATCCCAGCCAATATGCTTGTTTTTCGGTTGTAATTTTTTTGAAATAACTCTTATTGTAAAAATATTTACTCATTGTTTATTTCTCCTTTTCACACGTGATGTTTTTTTTTGTTAACCCTGTCCACGTGCAGCAAGATACATAAAGTAGTTGCTTATGTTCATCATATAAAGAAGAATTATTTGAAAGAATTTTAAGGTTACTCCCAAATAATCTCTTGCAAATCGATGTGGATTTGCTCTATAAAAACTACACCAAGTAGCAACGCCATTCATTATTTTGGCAGACTTGTCATTGGCAACTTCTTTGTCTGTTTTTTTACTGGTTTGAATCATCTAATTCACCACCAAAAACAGCATCAAATAGTGCCTCATCATCATCTTCATATTCTGGTTTTTCAACCTTATATTTAGCCATTTCAGCCTCATACATACGAGAATATGAATTCTTTATGCCCATCATTTTACATAAATGTCCTAAGAAATAGACGGTTATATATCTGACAATACCATCTACATCTTTCCATTCTTCGTCAGGCTCAGGAATGGGTTTTTCATTTTCCCATTTTCTAATCAAAGTGCCAAATGTATTTTGTTCTGCCAATGTATTATCTTTTGTTTGTTTTGGCTGTAAATTAGCAGTTGCCAACAAATCTTGTAGCGTCCTTGTTAAATCCTTAGTAGGTAATCCAGCACGTTTTGCTTTCAATATATCTAACTGAGCATAACATATCTGTTTAAACACTTCTTCTTGAGCTTTAGTGTTGCACTCGTGTCGAGTTGTCCAGTCGAGATATTCATCTTCTAAGAATACATAGTCGTCATCTTCAAAGCCAGTACCAAAGAATTTAACTGTTTTTAACTTAGCCTTTTTAGAATCTTTAACATCTTCGAGAGTTTCAATTACCTCGGCTTTCTTGTTCAAGAAATTGTATTTAAGACTATCAAAGAATGTTTTTCTACCCCCGACATTCAAATTCTTTTTAGCGGCATAATGACTAATGCGTGAGCGATCCGATGAAATTTCTCTTGCGCATTTAAGAGGTTCAACATCAAATACCCAATCCACCTGCTGACAAAAATGCTCTATTGCGTGTTCTTCGTTTCCAGAATAAAAAGCCGTAAGAAGTATCATATATTTATCTGTACAACTCTTACACCAAGGCAAGTATCCGTCATTAGACTGAAATAGGGGACTATTTGTTTTTTGAAAATTGATTTTTTGTGAATTAAACCCTGCTCCACAACAAGAACATTTAAACTCGTGCTCTTTTGGATTGTACTGCTTAGGAGACCTATGTATTTTAAAATCAATACTTGTATCAATTGTTTTGGGTGAGTCAATCGACTCACGAATTATTTCTTCTCTAGTTTTTGCACCTTGAGCCAAACGCTCACATCCTTTCATTCAAATAGAAAAAGCAACCCGTAAAGGTTGCTTTTCGCAAATGCAACCATATAAGGTTGCGATATATTCCGACTAACTGCCAAGTTAGCCATATCTGTAAGCATCACTTTAGAATGCTTATTCTGTGGTCAGTGGTAGGACTTGAACCTACGCTCCAAGGCTCTTACCATCTGAGCTACACTGACATATAAGAGGGGAGAATACCCCTCCAAAGGAGATAAAAAAATGAAAAACATGTGCAAGTGCTTTTCTTTCGCCATACGGCTATCTACTCTGTGGTAAAGCGACCCCTCCAATACTCATATATACACCGAAAGTAGCCCGGCATATATAATCATTGTATACCCACATCTCAAGTATGTGGTGCGTATCACTTATCTTGCGTTTGTGATACTTCTCGCTTTTGTTTTCAGCGCAAAGCCTATTCGAGACCAGCTAAGCAATAACTGATATAGAACCTCAACAATCACTACTCGACAAAGCGTATTGTGTCATCGGTTAATAGCAGTTTAGGTCTGCCACTCTAATCGGTACGGTTTACCATTTTCAATCCGTATGATTTCGACTCGTACCCGTCGATGAGGAAATTCCCCATAATTCGGTTGACCAGACTTTCGTCAGCCAAATTGTTTTAATGCCTGCAAGGGGCGGTGTCGATATTTTGTTGCTCGCAAGGAGCTATGTTAATATATTCCACGCCCGGCAGAAGTTACACCTCTCCGGTGGGCGTGGTGAAGTATAAGCGACAGTTACACCGTTCTTATAGTTCTAATATATCATTCTCCATTAATTGCACCTTTAAGGGTATAATTTTAAGATATAATTACATTTTTGTACCCATAAGGGTGTAATAAGCAAATATCCGACACGATAGTATGTTTGTCGGATAAGTAGTCAAATATGATAAATTAAGCAGTTATTTTTAACTTAATTAGTCAAAGGCGATAAGTTAAAGCAGGGTGGGCGTACCCACACCTACTATGACCACTATATTATTCTCCATAAAATTGAAGTGCTAAAGGGATTTAACTTTCAAAACCAAACATTTCATTAATGGTGTCATCAGAATGGTCTTTAAGATATGATTGCGTAGTAGACACGTCGCTGTGATGAGCAAACACCTGTACTTGCTCCAATGGGAACTTCTTAGGGCTTCCATTTTCATCAAGCAATCTTGTGTCGGTTCCTTGAGCCAAACACTCCAATCTACTATGTCTCATTGTATGAGTAAATATATTACATTCCTCACCACGTACTTCGGATAAGATTTTTGAAATAGAGCATATCCTATCATACAATGCACTGTCGGTAACAGGCTCTCTTTTACCATTTAGATTTTTATACCACAACGAATCAACTTCGTCTTCACCACGTTCTTCGAGATATTGACGAATTAACTCTTTTGTATCATCAAGATACACTAAACAAAACTTTTTACCACGCTTGCCAACTACAACGTTAGTCTTGTTACTATCAGTCAATCCGTGCTTTTCTACCTGCAAAAGTTCATTCTTTCTCCCAGCAGAATCAAAACCAAGCGACCAGAGTACGGCAGACTGCAAATTACCCTTTTCTACCAATATATCTCTAACTTTGATAAATTCTTCAAAAGTAAAGAAGAAATCATCTTCATTGTCCCTAACTCGTTCTCTAGGCACACCCTTAACCTTTTTAGACTGATTGATTTCGTATTCATAGTCGTCATCTTCTTCGCAAAAGGTAAGTAGACTATTAATAGAACTTTTTAGTCTGTTTGTTCTTGCTGGTGACATTCCACACTCTTCAGTAAAATATAAACTCATACCTCTAAAATCTTTTTTGTTCATTTCGAGAATTGATTTATTTGAGTGCTCTTTAAGCACATATATGAGTATAATTCTTAAATCTTGAAAGTAAGAGGAAATTGTGCTCTTCGCTTTCTTTCTTTGCCTATACTCAGCCAAAAAATCATCAAGAATTCTTTTGTTTTCTTTATTTACCTGCTCCCACAATTCGGGTGTATAAAAATTATTATATATTCTTCCACGAGCCATTAGCCTCACTCCCTTTCGTTAACATATAAAAAGAAGCAGTTCAAACATTCAAACTGCTTCTTTTTTAGGTCTTGTATCTCTGAGAAATGGCTTTGTATAATCCAATTCGCCAACTTCTCTAATTTTTACCCAGTCAATATTATTCTGTATAAATTTTTCGATAGTCTTTCTTAACTTAATAGAACCATCATGCAATATGTTTTTAAAGTTGTCCTTGGTCAAATCACAAGGAAAGAGTATAAAGTAAATAAGGTTATTAGATTTTAACATCTCTTCCTTTTTCTTTAGTTTTAATCTGTAGTTCTCTTTTGATTTACTACGAATTATCGGTCTGTTATCATAGTACCAATTCTTATATTCTGCCAAAATACCTGCAATTTCTATGTATATTGTTTTCTCGCCAATATGTATTACATAGTCGCAATTCATATTATTTTTATATTCTGGAATAAATGTAGAATATTTTACATCTCTGAAATAATCGATATTATACTTTAAACCGCAATCTCTAAGATATTTTGAAAACATATATTCAAACTGACTTGTAATATGCTCTCCATCACCAAAATCAAAATTTATACCACAACCTTGTTTACCAAGTGAGACATCATTCTGTGCAAACAAATCCTGTACTTTACAATGATAATATTTGTCTGTCATTCTTCTTAAAGTACTCATGTTACACCAGTCTGGATTATTGTCAATTTCACGAGTGGTTATAAAATTTCTTTTTTCGTTATGAACAAACTCGCAAATTTTAGAAACCACTTCGTCAAACTGCTCTTTAGATAGTTGCTTGTCTATCATAGACTCGATATTAATCACTAAACCAAGTTCTTGTTTCATTTTATTTAACGAACCCCAGTGGTTGCGTATCATTTGAATTGTGACTTGTCCATATTCATGCCCTCTAAAATCATCATACATCAATGGTCTATCAAAATTTTTAGCCATATTTAAAATAATTTGTGTACATTGCTCTTTGGACATGTGTTTTGTAAAAAGTCCTGCCCACTCTTTAAATGTGTCAACATTGTTAACTGTCTTATCAGGACAGTGTTCTATAAACCATCGAATATTTGGGAGTCCATACACGCTGCAATTATCATCTCTTGACAACGAATATAAACTGTTCCCTATGTTTGGATTTTTACTAATCACATCTTTTAATCTACATAAATATTTATCATAATATTGAACATTAACTTTTCTCAAACTATAACAATCAATCTTTGCTAATTCATCGTTTAAGGTTGTTCCGTTTTGCTTAAAAACATCTATTATTTTTGAATAAGAAAAAGGTATTCCGTTATCTTCCGTGTATTCATTATATTTAGGAAACTTACCAGTTTTATTATAAAAATCTTTTAGGCATTTTACTATTTTATCCATTGTTATCCCGTTAGCAAAATCCCTATGTTTAGTATCCATAGTACATAAATAAAAACCATTGTTTCTACTTATGTTCTTATTATACATTGAATAAAAAATCTTTTTTCTTGTACCACAACAGTCACATTTAACATCTACATATTGGTTAGAGAAAGGTGTAAGGTCTGTTGTTTTTACATCTATGGTTGTTCCTCTAGGAACTCTCATTCTACCTTCACTGTCTTTACTTCTGGGTATAACATACCCCAACTCTTCGTAATACTTAATAACACTACTATTTAAACCTACAGTAGTATATTCGTTAATTAATCCCATATAACCCTCCAATCGTAAAAATTGGAGGCGGGGATAGGAAGTACCTATAATTCCCCTTACCAGTCTAACTGACTGACCTCTATAATGTTATTATCCAAATAAATGGATAAAGTTTTGCGATTATCCACAGTAACTCCTATAGCGTCCTGTTATCGCCACCGTTATTGCATAATCCACTTAAACTTTAAAAGCAAATTACACTCACAGACCGACTCATTATTCAAGCCCTATTCGTCTCAGGGCATCATTTGCAATGCTCTGTCCGTCTTCTGATATTGCAAACTGTCTCACTTGTTTCATCCTATCGCTAGTACGATTCAGACTATCTCCATAGAACTGTAGGTAGAGTTCGCCTTATTACTGACGCCAGAGGGAGTTGAACCCATCATTCCGAGATTGAAAATCTCGTGTCCTGACCATTAGACGATGGCGCCATATAAAAAGAGAGCCGAAGTAAATCAGCCCTCTACGTATAAATGACCTGACGTGGTACGCATCGTTGAGAGGCGTGTCAGATTCTGTTCAAAAAGCTAAGAGTTATGCGAGTATAACCCGTACAAAAGAACCGTCGCTCTTTTAATCCATTAAACTTTCCAATGAAAACAATAACTTTTATTAAAACCCAAAATCCTTTATAATTGTTCTAATGTCATCTTTGTCTATTATTTCAGAAGTATAGAAACTATAACTTGCAAACTTATCACCATCATTTTTCTTAATAGTAAATCCATGTATCTCAGTATCTTCATCAACCTTTGCAAATTCATCTACAAGTTCATCTGAACATTCTTCACAACAATCATAGTCGCATTCGCCATTTGCTACTTCAAACATCTTATAGTTGCAATTTTCATTTTGAAAACGCAAGAAACTTGATTTGATGTCTTCGTGTAGCAATAACATATCAGCATCTACCATTGAATATTCCTGAGAATCCTTTATAGGTTCCATGTATATACAATAATTTTCATCTATTGTAATGGCATATTCATCTTCATAATCTATGTCATAATGAATAAACTTGGGATATACTACATAATCTGAAAATATCGTATCCATTATTGCTGAAGCAACTTTAGGATAAGCAACAATAGCGACTGATTCGTATTTAGTTTCAACGTATTCAAATATTTCAGAAACTAATTCGTCTATGGACTTATAACTTTTCATTCATACACGCTCCAATCAGTATTAGTCAATATTTTTATAAGCCTTTGAGAGTGTCACTTTTATTTCATCATGAGCTGGTTTTGTCCATGTCTTGCCATCTCCAAGTTGACTTACTCCAGAACGTTCCTCTACATGTCTCTTCTCAAAGGTTATGAAGCCGCTTATAGCAACTTTGTTTCCTGTACTTACATTTTCCTTTACAACCTGTTGAAACGTCTCCAAAACAGCAGAAACGGTCTTATTTGACACGTCTATTCTGCCTGCAATTTCCTTTATCATATCTTGCTTGTTCATATCAATTATTTTCCTTTCATTCTTTACAATTAATTTATAACGCTAATAAAATATAATTAACCTCAATTTAAAATGAATTTATAAGTTTCCGTATGCCCGTACACGTCAGAAAACCCATATATTTTTACGGATGCTTTAGAACCTTTCATAATTGAATCGCTATAAGGGTCACTGCCTACAAATGACGGGCTAACTAAAATTTCCGTATCGTTGTATACACCTTCAAAACTTGGTACTTCTCTTCCGTTGTGCCAATGCCCTAAAAGAAGATAATCTAAGAATGAGCGTCTAAGCATACTTAAATCTCTTATAGAATTTTCTATATTCTTCAATTGGTGTCCATGCATAGCAATTATTTCATTTCCACAAACAGGAATTTCTACGTACTGTTTTCCTTCCTCGGCTAAATACACATTTATTCTTGTGTTATTTCGACACAAATCTTTTATGTAATGTCCAATTATGTATTCCAAGTCCTCATCGCCTAATTCATTAGCCTTTGTACCTAAAGGTCTAATTTGTGTATGATTGGCAGATGGAGCATGGTAATACTCAATGTTTGTGTATGCTGATATATCATTTAAGAATGACGCCATTAATCTACTAATCTCAACCGTTGCCTTTACAACAGATGAGTCGTTGATTTTTAAATCACTAGCTCTTAAAATACCTTGTATCAAATCTCCAAGTGAAACAACGTGTAACTTGTTAAGTTTATGTTTTTGAATAAAGTCAGTAACATAACAAGCCAAATTTTCAAATCTTTCTTTCGCAATATCAGGAGAATATTCGTTGTTCTCGCTTTTGAATGTAGCACCATAATGAACATCCGCTATTGGCATAATATATTCAATGTCATCCGTTTGAGAATCCGGAATAGAACAAAAAGAGGGAAGAGGTAAAGCCTCACAAACACTACCAACATACTCATAATACATTTCTTGACGAGAGGAGCTTCTGTCTACTCGACCTCTCTCAATATTTGCTGTTTGAAGTTTGATTCTTTCTTTTCGTATCTTTTCGAGTTTGTCATCTAACTCTTTTGAATAATTGGTGTTCCCAGTTTCTTTTTCATTTTTCCATTTGTGATATTCTAATACAAATGCACCACCAAAAATGGTTTGTTGCGATTTCCTGAGACTATCGTAATGAATATTGGCATCTCTGCCATTCGGATTCTTAATGTTGTATTTAGAAATTATATCAAGCCATTCGCAATCAATCTTATGATTCTGTTTGTCGGCACACTCTTTAAGTGCATTTTCATATTCTTCGATTGTCAAACCATATTTTGCAATCTCTTGTTCAAAATCGTACAATTATACACCAACTCTCTTATTCTCAAAATTAGGTTTATTTTTGTAAGTTTTTACACCTCTGATTTCGTTAAGTGCGTTAATATTGCGTTTAACAGGCGTAAGATAAAATTTCTTAGGTTTTGAATAAGTAGAAGATATACCATTATCTCTATGAAACTGTATCTTATAAACCTTATTCAATTTTTGTGCCTCGTCCTTTGTTATAGGAATTATAATTATCACTCTTTCTTAAATTATTTTTTGTAATATAAAAAGCACCGTCTTTAAACGATGCTTTATAGCTAATTGTTTCTTTATCCTATACTGTATATATACGAAGTTGAAAATCTTTATGAACGGCATAACTAAGCCTAAAACTATGATTTTAAAACAGTCTTAATGTAGTAATTGTGATTTATTTCTTTTCTTTTTTTCTTTTTACAACTATCACAATATTGGCGATTTTTTGCGTCATTTTCAATTAAAGAACCACAAGTTTTACACCTTTTGTATTTTTTATGATCCCTTACACCATAGTATTGCTTTTGATATTTCAACATTTCACCCTCAAGACATTTACAAAAATATCGTATGTAAAAATTATCTTCGTTTGCAAAATCATACAACCGAATTTTAATGTTTCTATCTTCATACTCGTTGATTGTCTTGCATCTGTCAAAAATCTTCCTTAGGAACACCTCTATCAAGGTTTTATATTCCTGCCAAGATAGCGACATCTTTTGTTTTTGATATATGGGTTTTAATTTAATTGCCTTGTCAATCGCGTCATCAATGATAACAGTCAACTCATCAGCATCCATTTCGTCTCCGTCAATCCATCTGTAATATAATCTTTTTGGTGTGTTCAATAAATGCATATAATCTTTATTAAGAATTACTTCTTTATCAAAATATCGAGTAT